AGCTACATTTACTATTACTGGTCAATCTATTACTGGAATAACCATTAATAGCGGTGGTCAATTCTATGTAGTTGGAGATACTTTAACTGTAGCTAATTCTTATGTTGGTGGAACAGGATCTGGATTTTCAATTACTGTTCTTACAATTAATAATTCTACTGGCACAAGTTGGCTTGGTGATAACTTTGATCCAATACTTTTGTATGGTGCTATGCGTGAAGCTATGCTATTTATGAAAGGCGAAGCTGATTTAGTTAAGTATTACGAAGATAAGTACGCAGAAGCTCTTGATTTAGCTAAACGCCTTGGCGATGGTCTTGAGCGTGGTGATGCTTACCGTGATGGTCAGACTAAGTTAGACGTTAGCGGAAGGCGTTTATAATGGCTATTGTCCAGGGTCAGACTACTACTTTTAAAACTAATCTACTAAGTGGCTTAGAAAACTTTACTTTAACTTCTCCATACACTTATAAGATTGCTTTATATACAGGCTTGGCTAATTTAACTAACGCCACTACAGCCTATAGCAGCGTTAATGAAGTTGTATCTTCAGGCTATACAGCTGGCGGTTTAGCATTAACTATTTCTAATCCTCCTACTGGAGATACGCTTAATAATATTGGTTGGATATCGTTTAATAATGCCGTTTGGACAGGAGTTAGCTTTACTGCCAGGGGTGCATTAATTTACAATAGTACAACTAATGCTTCTATTTTTGTTTTAAATTTTGGTAACGATATTACTTGTTCTTCAAGTTTTACTGTTACCTTCCCAACAGCAACTTCAACAACCGCTGTTCTTACTATTAGTTAAGGAGTTTATATGAGTAACGAATTATCAAATTTTGGTGACAGCAGCGTTGCTACAGTTACCCGTGCCAGCGATGGTCAAGAATCTTTAGGGATTCAAGGTCATTACATGGTTAAATGTTATGACAAAGATGGCAATTTAAAGTGGGAAGATATTGCTCCTAATTTAGTTACTGCTGTTGGTAAACAGGCTTTATTTGATTATTATTTTGGTGCTACTGGTACTGGCGGTGGAACGTCTGCTGGTGCTAACTATCTTGGTTTGGTAGGAAGTGCATCTTCTACTGCTAACTATGTGGCCTCAGATACTATTTCTTCCCATACTGGTTGGATTGAAGTAGGTGGATCTAATGCTCCAGCGTATACAGGAAATCGCCAATTACCATCTTGGTCTGCTGCTACTAGCGGTGGAACTACACCAACTAACATTACTACTAAAACTGCTTCTGCATTGACATTCTCAATGACTAGCGGTGGTACTGTATTTGGTTGCTTTATTAACTCTGGTGCATCTGCTTCAGCTACCAAAGATTCAACAACTGGTATTTTATATAGCGCAGGAAGCTTTACTGGCGGTAGCAAAATTGTTGCCAATGGTGATTCTTTAGCGGTTACTTATACGACCACAGCAACGTCTTAATTTAGGAGCCAATTATGGCTTTAGTCGTTTATGACCGAGTATTACAAACTGGTACAGCCAATACAACTGTAAGCTTTTCATTAAGCGGTACAGTTACTGGCTACCAGTCTTTTGCTGTAGTAGGTAATGGAAATACTACTTACTATTCTGCAACAGATGGAACTAATTGGGAAACGGGTCTTGGAACCTACACAAGTGCTGGTACAGTTTTAACTCGTACTACAGTTTCTCAATCTAGTAATTCCAATACAGCTGTTACTTTTTCTGGAACAGTTACTGTATGGATTGATTATCCAGCAAGCTTTACTGTATTTCAAGGTGGTGTTTTAGGAACTCCATCATCTGGAACTTTAACAAACTGTACTGGTTTGCCAAATGCTGGTCTTGTAAATAGCTCCGTAACTCTTGGTTCTACCGCTGTTTCATTAGGAACTACAGTAGCTACATTTGCTGGTATGACTTTAAGTAGTCCTACATTTGTAACGCCAGTATTAGGAACGCCATCATCTGGAACTTTAAGTAGCTGTACTGGTTATTCTGCGGGATCATTATCTGGTGGAACCCTTGCAGCTGGTGTATTAGCCTCAAGCTTAACTTCTGTTGGATCTTTGGGTAATACTCAAATAGCATCTTTAGGAGTAGGTACTGCAGCTTCTGGTACATCTGGTGAAATTCGTGCCACTAACAACGTAACAGCTTATTATTCTGATGACAGGATGAAAACTAATTTGGGTAATATCCCAAATGCGCTTGATAAACTTAAAACTTTAAATGGTTTTTATTATGAGGCTAACGAGTTGGCCCAATCAATGGGCTATGAAGTTAAAAAAGAAGTTGGTGTATCAGCCCAGCAAGTACAAGCAATTATGCCAGAAGTGGTTGCGCCAGCACCTATTGATGATAGATATCTAACAGTACGGTATGAGCGTTTAGTGCCATTAATAATTGAGGCTATCAAAGAATTAGAAGCCCAAGTTGCCCAATTGAAAGCTAGATAATGTACGGAATTGGGCCATATTCTCAATCTTCATATGCAGCGTTTGGAAATGTATTTGCTGCTTCTGTTTCCGAAACTATTATTACTGAAACAGATAGTGAAGTTGTAGTTGCTACATTTATTACTGCAATTAGTGAAGCAATTTCTGCAATGGCAGATCTTCCTGCTTATACTGCATTAGCAGCAATTACAGAAAATTTAACGTCTAACGATGTTAATGCAGCAGCAGGAAATTTTGTAAGTTCTATTTCTGAATCTATTACACCTATAGATATACCATCTGTTATTGTTAATTTTGTAAGTGCTATATCTGAATCAAATACAGTAAACGATTCCATAGCAAGTGGTTGGAATGTAGCAATTACAGAAAATACTGGATTGGCTGATTCGTCTACTGGCTTTGGTACTTTTGTATTTGCTGTTGTAGAAAATATTTCTAGTTTTATTGATAGTAGTTTTCAAACAGCATCATATCCAGTTAATATTCTAGAAGCAATATCTTCAATATCAGATAGTCCATTGGGATTGCCTACTTATTCTGTATCAGTATTTGAAGGAAGTACAATAGCTAATACCCAAATTGGTGGCTGGAATGTATCAATTATTGAAAATTCAACCATTGTTGATAACAAAACAGTTGTGGCAGCTTTTGTAAGTTCTGTTTCTGAAAATTTAAATAGTAATGATTTACCATCAACAATAGCTTCATTTGTATCATCTATTAATGAGGGGATTACTATTATCGATAATCCATTTGGAGGTGGTTGGTTTATCATTAATGATAATCAAACCATAACATGGGTTAGTTTAAATGATTCCCAAACCCCAAATTGGACTAACATAAATAATAGTCAATAAGGAATAATATGTCATCAACATACTCAACTAGTTTAAAACTAGAACTTATAGGTAACGGAGATCAATCTGGTACTTGGGGTACAACTACTAACAATAACTTAGGTACATTGCTTGAGCAAGCAATTACTGGTGTGCAAGCTATTACCATGAGTAATGCTGACTATACTCTTTCAAACTATAACGGCACATCAGATGAAGCTCGGAATGCTGTTTTATTTGTAAGTGGAACAAACTCAGCTATTTGTAAAATTATTTGCCCACAAGGTCAAAATAAACTTTATACAATTTTTAACAATACTACTGGTGGATATGCTATTACGATTGGCGCACCAACAGGCACAGCTGTTACTATTCCAAGTGGAGTAACGGCTACTGTATTTACAGATGGTGTTAATTTTTATTCTGCCCAAACTGGATCTGCTGGAAACTTTACAGTAAACGGAACTTTAACTGCTACAGGTGTTACTGATACAGGTGCTTTATCAGCAACTACAATTGGTGGTACTGTTATTACAGCATCAAGCCAATTTTCTGGTCCAGGTACAGGACTTACAGGAACAGCTGCTAGTTTAACCGTAGGCACAGCAACAACAGCAACTTCCGCAGCAGCAATTACTAATTCAGGCGGGTGGAATGTAACGCCTTCTGGGACAAAATTGTATTTTAATTATAATGGCACTAATGTTGCTAGTTTAGATTCATCTGGTAACTTTACAACTATTGCTAACGTAACTGCATACGGAACACCATAATGACAATGAACTCTTCAGGCCCAATTAGTTTGGGTGGCACAACGTCTGGACAATCTATTGAAATTGAAAATGGTGGCCCAGGAACAGCTACAATTAGTTTAAATGATACAACTGTAAGGTCACTTGCTGGTGTGCCTGGTTCTGGTACAACTATTATTATGCCAACCAATTTTTATGGTAAATCTAATACTGTGACAATTAATGTTACCATTTCTTCTAGTACTCAAAACTATTGTGTTTATTCTGCTATATCAAGTAATCCATCCTATATTGCAGGAAAAACAAATGCAACTATTACAATTAATCCAGGTGTAAACGTAGGCTCTAGTGCAACAGGATCTTATGCAATGCTAGTACCAGGCAGTTTTAATTCTGCTGATACTGTAACAATTGTTAATAACGGATATATTGTTGGCGCTGGAGGCAATGGTGGTGCTGGAGGCCAAGGTTCTTTTGCTGGTCAGCCAGGATTTGGTGGTGGAGGTGGTGGAAATGCTCTATACGTTAATAGGCCCACAACAGTAACAAATAACGGTACTATTGGTGCTGGCGGAGGCGGAGGCGGAGGCGGAGGCGGTGCGTGTGCTAACCAATGTAATGGCTTTCCTTGGGGCGGTGCTGGAGGAGGCGGAGCAGCGGGTTATAATGCGGGTTCAGCTGGAAATGGCGGTCCTAGCGGAACTGGCGGAGGCCCAGGAAGCCCAGGAAGCCCAGGGACGTTGACTTCTGGAGGCGGAGGCGGAGGCGGTGCTTCTTTTAGAGCAGGACGGCAAAATTATACTACAGGAAGTGGAGGATCTGGTGGTGGATTGGGATCAGGAGGATCTCCAGGAACCCCTGCTAGTGGAGTTGGAACAAATGGTGGCGGTGGCCCAGGTGGTGGCTCCGCAAACTATATAACAGGAAATTCATATGTAACTTGGCCCGCAACGGGGACTCGTTTAGGTGGTGTAGCTTAATTTTTAAAGGAAAAAAATGAAAACATTATTTATGAAAGTTGTAAGTTACGATGAAGGATCTAATTCTTTGTTGGTTTGTTTTGCTTCTGATACGACTAAATCTCAAGACCCCGCTGCTTATAAAACTATTGCATACCAACCAGATACAATGTGGCCAGATGTAACAGATCCTACTAAAATACCAGAATTAATTGCTCAGGCAGGATTATGGCAAGTTAAAACTCAAGAAACTATGGAATCTCTGGTTGATAACCCACAAAAAATTACATCATATAAAGCTTTAGTTGGTCAATCGTTAAGTTTTGATATTGCAACCTTATTACCACAAACACAGACTACTACCACAACTACTTCTTAATGAATAATCAAAATTTGTTAGAAAAACAAAGCGCTATAAAAGTTTTAAATTTAGTGCCTGTAGAGTTTTGCAAATATTTCACGCATGTGCTATTAAGACAAGCAGATTTGAATTTAGACAAAATAGACCCACAAACACCAAATGTTAAAGCAATTTTAGATCACGAATTAATATTTGACACACTTTTAGAATACCTTTGGCCTACAATAGAAAGTATTGTTGGGGAAGAATTGTTACCGACATATTCATATTCTAGGTTATATACAAATGGTGATGCACTTGAAAAACATGTAGATAGACCAGCTTGCGAAGTTAGTGTTACCGTACAACTAGGTAAATCGCATGATTATTCTTGGCAAATACATATGGGAAAAAATTGTTTTGAGTTAAACGAAGGCGATGCTGTTGTTTATAGCGGTTGCTCTGTACCACATTGGAGAAATGTGTGTAATGGGCCACAAAGTTTTTATTCGGGAAATGTTTTTTTACATTACGTAAAAAAGAATGGAAAATTTACTAATGAATTTGGTGATTCTACTATTAGAATTCCACCATCTTTTATAAAAAATAGATTTTAATTTATGTTATATTCATTAAAACCATATAATAGTCCTGGAAAAGATACACATGCGTATTGTGATAACTTGTTTACAAAAGAAGAATTAAATACAATTCTTGCTTTACCTGAATGGTTAAATACTACCAATGGTACAGTTGGCTCAATTGAAAATACAGTAAATGAAAATATTAGAAAAAATAATATTGCTTGGTTAAATGTAAATAACAATACACAATTTATTTGGGAAAAAATATCTGAAGTAATCTCAAACATAAACAGCAAATTTTTTCAATTTGATCTTTCAGGGTTTTATGAGCCAATACAATTGGGTGTTTATAACTCTGATATTCAAAGCCACTATAATTGGCATGCAGATGCAAATCCAAATGATCCAAGAGTTCCCAGAAAACTATCAATGTCTTTAATATTATCAGATAATTCTGAATATGAAGGTGGTGAATTGCAATTAAAATCGCAATCTGATACTGAAATTATATTAAATTGCCCAAAAGGTAGGGCGTGGTTTTTTCCTTCGTATACTCTTCATAGAGTTACGCCAGTTACCCGTGGGATAAGACGTTCTTTAGTTGTTTGGGTTGGCGGCCCTGCATTCAAATAAAATGAAACCATTTTTATACGACCATTTATTTGATATATCGACAAATATAGAAGGAAAAATTAAATATATAAATAAAGAAAAAATTTTAATTCTTGATGGATTTTTTAAAAATTTTTTAGAATTGCAAAATATGGTTTTTTCTTGTCCCCCTGGAAACTGGAAATATAAAGAAGGCACAAAAAATTATGTTGATTATTATGATTGTAGATTAAGTTTTTTACCACATCAAAATTTAATGTTACATGTTTCTAACAACATAATCAAAGAACAATACGGTAAAGATACAAAATTACAAGATGTAGTTGAAGCAAATTGGTTTAAACAAATTAAAGACAAAAGAAATGATTATGCTTGGCCACATCAAGATTCAATTACTGATTCCAAATATACTTGTTTAATTTATATGAATTCCGAAAGTCTTGGCGGAACTGCATTTTTTGAACAAATACAAAATGATAGTAATACAGAAGAATTGGATTATTGGGGATCAAATCCTACGTCTTGGAAAATGATAGATTACGTGGAAATGCAACCAAATAGAATGGTAGTGTTTCCAGCAAAAATGTTTCATGCAGCATATCATCCAAAAAATGGATTTTTTAACAACCCAAGAATTAACATTGTATATTGGATGGAAGAATAATGATTTTAGAAACATGGTTTCCCATTCCAATTATGTATGATATAGCTCCATTAAATATTAAAGAAGCTATTTTTAATGAATATAAATTAGCTGAAAAAGAAATTGTTTCTAAAACAAATTTAATGTGTGTAAACAATAAAAATTCCGTAAACTGGAATGATAATGTGTACTCTACTTTTAAAACAATTACAAATGTAATATCAGAATACAGTTTACGTAATCTTGAACAGTATATTTTTTTTGTTACTTCTGAATACATAAAACATTTAGATACAAATTTACCAAAATTAAATATTGTTGAAAGTTTTGTAAATTATAATAATAAAAATCAATATCAAAATTGGCATAATCATTATCCAAGTTATATTTCAGGAGTTTACTATTTAAATACTAATGGGCAAGACGGAGATTTAGTATTTCGTAATCCAATGATTTATCCAAGTATAGTTAACAATAATAGTACAATACTTACTAATGAATCAATTAAATATCAACCAGAACCTGGAAAAATTATATTATTCCCTGGCCATATTGAACATTCTGTTTCTGTAAATATGACGGATCATACTAGAATATCTTTATCTTTTAACATATCAATTAATTAAAATGTTAACTTCTTATCAATATTTTCCTTCAAGTATTTATCATTCTAACAATTTAGAATTTATAGATAGCGTGTCTTCTGTGTTTGAAGAATTTAGTGCAAAACAAAAATTAATAACACCAGTTGACGTTTTATACCCAGCTTTAATGACTGAAGAATTTACTCTTGATTTTAGAGTTAAAGATTTATTAGATTATTCCATAGCAGCTGGCACAAGTATTTTAACTTCTCAAGGATATAATATAGTAAATCAAGAAGTAAATTGCCAGTCTGCTTGGGGTCAAGAATATTATAAACACGGAAATATGGAACAACACGTCCATAGTTTTGGTTCCCAACTTACAGCTTTTTATTTTATTAATTGCCCAGAAAATTGCTCTAAATTACTTATACATGATCCAAGGTCTGGTAAAAAACAAATAGATCTAACAGAATTAGATATTGATAACGCAACATACGCAAGTCAAATTATTAATTTTATTCCCCAAAAAGGTGATTTATACATAACTAATGCTTGGTTACCGCATTCTTTTAGCCGTCATAATTCTGAGTCACCATTTAAATTTGTACATATAAATTTAGGCATTCAGTATAAAAATACTAATAACGTCATTATTATATGAACAAATACCGTATTCGGTTTAATAAAACCAGAGGTCAAGATGGTCGTGGAACAATTGATCATGTTTGGCGTGTATTTGACGGAGACAAAGAATATTTGGTAAAACAGTTTATAATTAACGTATCGTCAAAAAGTGAAATTGACTTAAATGGTATAGACTGGAATGTAGTTTGTTATGGCATTCTTACATTAGATCGAAACACATCAACAGCAACGATTAACGAGGTCTAATAAAAGTGAATCATGGCAGATCCGTTTGGTATAACCGAAGGAGCAAAAGCTCTTAGCGGAAGCCTAGATGCAAGTCGGGAGGCTAGTAAAAACCTGTCTAAAAGCATTGAAGGAATACAGCAAGACGGAATAGATGTAGCGCAACAAAAAGCCCAAGAAAGACGTAGAGCATTACGAGAAGCAGAATTAAAAAAACAAACAGCGTTGATTAAAGCGTTGGAAGATTGGAACAAAAAGAAACAAATTAATGACCAAGAAGCAAAGTTAAAAATAGATTTTGTAAAAAAGTATGGTGCTAAAGAATGGGAAGCATTATTAAAGATTAAGTTAGACATTGAGAACATGGAACGCAAAGCTAATGAAGCTTTCCAGCATGATTTAAAAGAAGTGCGTAAAGTTCAATTCTATTGTTTTGCAGTTGCAGCATTAATTGCTTGGTATTTAACTTGGGGTTATAAACAATGAATGATGAAAGATTAATATGGATTTTTATATCATTACTTATTTGGTTTATTGCAGCAATTTTAATTATGGGAAATTACTAATATGTTTGGCATAGATGACATCATTGGCGTAGGAATGAAAATCCTAGATAAAGTTATTCCAGATCCAGTTGCAAAAGCAGAAGCACAAGCCAAGCTAGTAGAATTACAACAGCAAGGACACCTAGCAGACCTAGCAGCAGACACGGCAGATAGCCAAGAAGTAACAAAACGTGCTCAAGCGGATATGGCATCTGATAGTTGGCTGGCTAAAAATATACGTCCCATGACGTTAATTGCTATTTTAGTAGGTTATTTTACTTTTGCAATGATGTCTGCTTTTGATATTGATACAAACAAAACCTATGTTGAACTATTAGGTCAATGGGGAATGTTAATTATGTCTTTCTATTTCGGTGGAAGGACCTTAGAAAAAATTATTGACATGAAGAGTAAGCAATGAATTCTAAAGACCACATAATGATTATTGCTGCCTGGTCATTGGTAGCAATTGTTGTAGCTATGCTTTTAATGTTTGGCTATGCTGTAATTGACCCTAATTTTGATACAGACAAAGTATTTCAGATTATTGGACCAGCTTTCCAAACAATTGTTGGCGGGTTTATTGGTCTAATTACAGGGATCAAAATAGGATCAGATGATGACAAATGAGCAACTAGCAGCGTTAGGTATTGAGGATAAATGGTATCAGCCATTGATGGATACTTTTAGTAAATATGGTATTAATACTACCCAACGCCAGGCTTGCTTTATTGGTCAATGCGCCCATGAATCTGGCAATTTTAAAACTCTAGAAGAGAACCTTCATTACAAAGCTGAATCTTTAATGAAAGTCTGGCCTAGCCGTTTCCCAGATATGGATACCGCCAGCAAATACGCCAATAATCCACAGTTGATAGCCAATAAGGTTTACTCTGGAAGAATGGGAAATGTTGAAGATGATGATGGCTGGAAGTATCATGGTCGTGGTCTTATACAACTTACTGGTAAAGACAACTATGCCAACTGCGGATCTGGTATGGGTGTGGATTTTCTCAGTAATCCTGATTTGCTTGCTACTGTTGAATATGCGTGTTTAAGTGCTGGCTGGTTTTGGAACAAAAAAGGCTTAAATGACTTGGCAGATACTGGCGATTACGAGACAATGACTAAGCGTATTAACGGTGGTTTAATTGGTTTAGATGACCGTAAAGCCAAGATTGCGAAAGCTAAAGAAATACTAGGGTAAACCCGTATGCCATTACAGAAGCTACAATTTCGTCCTGGACTTAACCGAGAAGGTACTGACTATTCTAACGAAGGTGGTTGGTATGACGGAGATAAAGTACGTTTTCGTTCTGGATTTCCAGAAAAAATTGGTGGATGGGTAAAACAATCTACTGCTACATTTATTGGTATTTGCCGTTCTATGTGGGCATGGTTAGATGGCGATTCTGGCGTTGGATCTAGCTATATTGGGCTTGGAACCAGCAAAAAGTATTACATTGAAAAAGGCGGTAGTTTTAACGATGTAACCCCTATTTTTACAACAGTTACATTGGGTGCTAGTCCAATTGCATCTACTTCTGGTTCTGCAATATTTAAAATTACAGATACATCTTATAGCCCAAATTTAGGTGATTACCTTATTATTTCTGGAGCTACAGCTGTAGGCGGAGTAACTCTTAGCGGTGAATATACAGTTACTTCGATTAGTAGTGGTTCTGTATATGCTGTTACAGCTACCTCTACAGCTAATGCTACTACTACTGGCGGTGGATCTGCGGTAGTAGTTCAATATGAATATCCTATTGGATTAGATGTAGAAACTTCTGGTACGGGATGGGGTGCTGGTCAATGGTCCCCTACTATTCCAGTTACATTGGGAACTAACCCATTTGCATCTACAAGTAATAGTGGAACGGTTATTGTTTCCCAACCAGCGCATGGATTTACAGCAACAGGCCAGTATGTAGCGTTCTCAGGAGCTACTACATTTAATGGCATTCCAGCACCTATGCTGAATAATACCTTTGCCATTACTACTTTAACTGCCAGCACTTACAGTATTCCACTTCCTAGTTCATTTGTAGCAACTGCCACAGGTGCTGGTGGTGGTACTACAGTTATTGCATATCCACAATATGGCACTCGTGGATGGGGTGCTGCAGCTACTACTGGCGTAGCTAATCAATTAAGGCTATGGTCTAACGATAACTTTGGTGCAGATCTTGTTATTGCTCCTCGTGGTGGGCCAATATACTATTGGACAGATGCTGGTGGTGTAGGAACTAGAGCAGTATCTTTAACTACTTTGGCAAACAATGCCAGCTATACAGGATCAGCTGTTCCATCAGCTACATATCAAGTCATTACTTCAGCAATCCAAGAGTTTGTTATTGCATTTGGGTCTAATTCTTATACAAATGGCACATTTAACCCAATGTTAGTTCGCTGGTCTGACCAAGCTAACCCTTATCAATGGGTTCCAGCAGTTACTAACCAATCAGGTGAGTTTCCACTAACTAACGGTTCATACATTATGGGGGCTAGAGCTACCCGCCAAGAGATCCTTGTTTGGACTGATTCAGCCATATATTCCATGCAATACATTGGAACACCTTATGTTTGGGGATTCCAAATTTTGATGGATAACATCTCTATTATGTCTCCTAATGCAATGGTTACGGTAAATAACGTCACCTATTGGATGGGTAACGAAAAGTTCTATATGTACTCAGGACGGGTAGAAACTTTACCATGTTCATTAAGACAGTACATTTTTGATGATATTAATACAGATCAGGCTTATCAAATATTTGCTGGTGCGAATGAAGGATACAACGAAGTCTGGTGGTATTACGTCAGCAACTCTAGCGGTAGTACACAAATTGATAAATACGTTATTTACAACTATTTGGATAAAGTTTGGTATTACGGCAATTTAAGCCGTTCTTTCTGGTTAGGAACAGGTATTCAACAATACCCAATTGCTGCTGCTTATACACCTAGTGCAGCATTTACAGGATCTATATCAGGAACTAC